GTAATTAAGATGAATTTGTTTAGAAAAAAGTTTTTAACGTCCCTTTCTGAAGATAGGGCCCCGGGAGATCCTGTCAATCCCGGATTAGCAGAAGAATTAGATGGTAGAGGAGAAGATACCGCTGTTGCTAATACATTGGACCCCACGACTGACCCAGCGGCGTTGGCTGTACCGTCAAATCCGGAAATTGCTTTGAAGCAGCAACAGAACGAGAGGACAATACAGACCATAACTACATGGATTGGAGAGGTGAGCAACTTTATCGATTATCTTAACGGTACTGAAGACGGGTCAATTAATTTCGTCTTGAATTCTGCTGATTGTGATAGCCTGTTGACAGATATTCAGCGTAGTGAGAGTAAGAAGATATCTAGACTAGCTCAAGACCTATCGAGTCTGGAAGAGTCCCTCAAGCAGTACCTACTATTAGCCAGAAGAAAAGAATCAAATTCGGATTCTATCTAATATTATTGAGTTTGACGGTACCCTTCAACCCACAGTAAGTGTTGTCAAGTATATATTGAGATGAAATCTCATTGAGATTAAAGTGAATACACATCTCGTTTATATCCTTGAACCTCCTACCAATGTCACGAGGCCATATAAAAACACATTGATTGTCTTTTAATAGACTAGCACTTTTTTGTTTGCTCGCCTCATCAGACCACTGACTATCCAGGACCCATACGGATTGCATTAGGAATAACTGATCCAATTGATTTTTCTGCACCGTTGTTAGTGATTGTTTACTTCTCTCCTGTATACCAGCAACTGCGACTGAGTCTTTGATGAAGAAGGAGTCAATCGGTCCTTCAGTTATGAATACTTGATCAGCTCCGGAACGAACATTATTAAAATTAAACAATGATTTATCACTACCTGTTCGAGAGAGATATTTCGGTTTCCCGTCATTATATATTCCTCTACTCTGATAAAACATTATCTTATTCAGGCGATTGTAAAATGGTAGAATTAATCTATTTTTATGAGTGTAATCAGTTAGACTTAAGTATATATTTGCTGGTCGGTTAACAGCTGTGTTTAACTTTCTATTGACTATAATATTAGCAGCATCTTTGACAGTTTTATTGTCTTTATAATAGCTTAACTGCTGGTGATCGAACATATTAATACTATCCGCCGGTAGTTCTGGAGATTCAAATACTTTCCTCTCTGCCTCTGGTGGTGGCATGCCGTATTCGTAATCCCTCTCTCTGACCTCCGATACAATCTTATCCCATGTTGTCTTCTCGACTTCTATAATCCAATTAACAGGATTACTATACCAACCACAATTGTGACAACATATTGCTGTGTCCTTAGGTATATAATATAATCTACTCTTTCTGCCCCAGCTCTTACCTTCCCTACATATAGGACACCCACCTGTATACGTGTTTGTGGATTTAGTATACTTCGGATACCCAGCGTGTTGATAAAACTTCTGTATTATGTATTCTTCAGGTATAACCATACCCATATTATAGTATAATTATTGCTTGTCTTCAACACTAATAATACCTTTTTGTACAAATCGACCGGAGTCTGGGCAGTACCAATGTGCTTCAGTGTAAATCTTACCAGCGGTCTCTCGTGTCCGGATTTGTGGTTTGATTGGACTCCCGGAATATGGTGACGCGATAATTTTTGGTTGTACTAATGGTATGTTGTTCATAATATACTATTATTTAGACAATCCAAGGTTATTTACAATGTCTTCCAGGGTTTTTGTTAATTGCTCTCCATTAAATAGCTCCGACCATTTCGGATAGTCATCTAGAACCTTTCTCATATTTAACGTTGTTGCTATATCCTTAAACTTATCCAAGTCCGGCTTGTGGGTCTTCAGTGTGTTATACTGATCTTCGTACAATTTTGCATCATCTGGATGATATTCATTACCTTTCCGCAAATCTATCATCTCTAAATTATGAAAATATGGTTTCAGAGTGTCTTTACCCAAGCGCTCAATCAATTGATCATCATTAGTACACTCTCGGACTAGTTTCTGCGCGGTCTTTGCTCCACATCGTGGCACACCTGGTAAATTATCTGATTTGTCTCCCATCAGTGACTTGTATCTCAAGAACTGCTCTAATGGCACGCCTATCTTTTCTTCGAAGTTGCTATAGGTTATGAGTACGTCCTTTATGGGGCTATATACGGTTGTCTTCTTATCAATTAACTGTAACATGTCTTGATCGACACTAACTATAATCTTCTCCCCGGGGATGTTTTCAGATAACCACCATATCACATCGTCAGCCTCAAGGATACCAGGATACATGTTCCGTACTCCCAGAGTATCAAGTAGCTCTGTTGTTTTTTCTTCAAAACTAAACACACGAGCACTACGCTCCGTGTCACGACCGGCTTTGTATTCTGACTGCTTAGCAGTCCTCCGGTAATTCTTTATGCCGCGAATTAATCGTTTATCCCAGATCGAGTATATATTCGTCGTGTCGAATTTTTCTGCATACTTCTTTACGCTCGTTAAAAAAATATACGATGGTATTACGTTAGTCCTGACGTTCTCTGCTATCCATACTGCGCGATGGAGCAGGTTGCTTGAGTCTATTAATATTGTCTTTTGCTTTTGCTTCATTATATTGTGCCTTACATATCTCATATACATTTTTAGGTATTTTCTCAATAAGGTCAACTATTTTGTGCTTTAAACCATTTAAAAATGTTTCTGATGGTACAGTCACTGCGTTATTGTATGGCAAACTTAAAAAATAGAAATTGTCATCATCGTGATTGATATACACAAAGAAGTCACCCTTGTAACAGCCCTGTGTTATTGCGTAACAACATCTTTCATGTTTGTTTTTGGGTTTAAATATTTTCTTCATGAAGTTCATTTTTTAGGATATTTATGCACCTCGTTAGGCTCAACTCTGTTTCTGGTAGTTCTAATCCTAGACTCTTTATATAATCTGAGGAGAGCACACAATTGGATCTTCCGGTGGTTGTGAATCTATCGTACAACTCATCAAGTGTGATGTATTGCCACTTCGGGTTTTCCACCCCATGAGCCACGAGTGTGTCTATTATCTTCGACGTGCTCACTGGAGATGGATTGACTACATTGTACACTCCTCCGTCACTATCATACAGTGCCCCGGAATCCATTATAAATTTTGATGTAAACTCTGATAAGTCCTCTATATTTGTAACTGAATTTTTTTCATTAATTATGTAGTCGTAATTCAACAGTTTCATTATTATGTTTCTACCAGAGGTAGTGCTACAAAAGGGCATCCTTATACGGAATATATGTGTGTTGGTACCGGAAAGAGTCAACTCACCGGCATGCTTAGTCTTGCTGTACCAGCTGCTATGGTCCTCTCTCAAGCCGAAGTTTGGTTCGTCGCATTCAGTAAACTCCCTACTATACCCATCATATATACACCCACTGGATATATGTATGTTGTATACACCGTGTCTCCTGCACGTATCCCCTATCATCCCCGGTACTGTTACATTATAATACCAGACTCTATCTCTATCTGTCTCACATGCGTCTACATTGGGTCTCCCTGTGTATCCAGAGGCGTTTATAACTATTAAGTTTGACTGTTGGTTGATTGTCTCTTCAAATACCTTTGGGTCATCATATTGTAAATCTAGTTTGGATACAATACGCACATTTAACTCTGTTTTTTGGGAGAGATTCTTATACAGTGCGGTTCCGATATACCCTTTACCCAGGATCAGAACGTCCATCATAACATCGGGCCTCCGCTCTGACCGGGGAATTGAGGAGGATCGATGTATTTCATTAAGAATTTATTAAGCAGAGTGCCCAAGGAGTCACTATCCTTTGGAGTTTTTGCATTCACAATTGACACCGGATCTCCAGCAGCATTATACCCTATCAATACAAAACATGATAGATGCTCTTCAATATATGAATTTAAAGCGGAGACTTGCTTGTGTGTCAAGTTCTTCTCACGAGCATATTCAGATAGATTGACCTTAATCGCTTCTTGAATCTTTTTCTTGAAGCTGTCACTAGGCTCGTCTTTCTTACTAGGTTTTGATTTCATCGTTGGTGGTTTCTTTTTTACCGGTCGAGGTTTCCTAGAAGGCTTCCTTGGCTTGTCATCTTCAGACGTCATTCTGTAATTTATATAGGTTGTCCGGTACAATTCCCTTCCCTGAGAAGAAATTAACTATAACCTCCATGCTCTCAGTCTTTATCATTAGATTACGCTGGAATCGATGACCACTATCATTTATCTCAAATTCATGTACTCCGGGTTCTTCTCGATTGACTATACATGTAACAAATACAGACTCGACTCCCGGGTTTATCATGAGCGTCCATTTACGAGGATCTGGTTGAGAGTATTTGTTCATTATGTCCCATACAACATAACCGGAGTCCTTTAACCTTTTCTTGAAATATGACAGAGTGTGTATTTTGTTTTTCATTAATAATTAATTATCCCACGAACCCGGAAGATACAACTGTTATTGTGGCTGGTCCATGCTCAATCAGGAATAGGAACACGTTTAACTCCGGATTTACATTTATCTTCAGCTTGTCAAACCGGATGCTGCTAATAATACGTAGAGTTTCAAAATTTAAAGCCAGTTCCTTATCTAAGTTTGGACCAGTGAATTTATCAGATAGCTGTTGAGAGTAACTATCAACATTATGACGTTGACGGTCCGTGAGCGTTGCATTAACTGCTCCATCCTTCGTGTGTATGTATATCTTATTAGTGTCTGTTGTGAAGGTACTACCTTTAATCAACTGATTGATTGAATCATACGTTACTGCAAACTTTACAGTGAAATCTATGTTCTTTATCTTATTTATATCAACGGCAGGCGGGTCAATTATACCATCTTCTAGTAGATGGTATTTAAATCCGATATCCGCAGATTTATACTCGATATTATTGTTATTGAAGTCGAGTGAAACATCGTCAGATTGTATACAATTCAACACCTTTATTAATTTCCCTATATCTGGTAAATTGAGAAATATAGTCTCTGATACGTCGTTGTCTTGAGCGATCGAGCAATTGATAATTAGAGTACCGTCATTGCTCGAACTAATAGCATTATATTCATTACTTCTAACTCTAATAACTGCATTTTCCGTCAGCTTACCTAACGGTGATAAGAAGTTATTAATATACGCAGGCTTGTTACTTATCTTTAGTTGTGTCATTAAGCTTTAAGGTTATAGTCTTGGTACCCTTCGCGAGTTCACTTGACACAATGTCTAGTATGTCGACTGGGTTCTTCAGTTCGCCTTTTATGTTAACTGTGTTTATTGAGTATGATACACCTCTCTTAAACTTTGATACTTTCTTATATGATGTGACGATCTTTTCTAATTCAGTCACTCGTCTCTCCAGCTCCGATGAAGTGTTAGTCGAAGGCATCACCTGGGGACTATTCACCGGCGGTGGAGGTGCACCTTGTGACTTATTAACATGTGGTTTAATATTTTGATTACGTGATGTACCAACAATCGCGTCTAACGCTGCTCTGGGATCCATCTTTCTTGCTTTGATAAACTGACTGTCACCACCAACATTTTGTTTGTCTATATGTGTCAACTCTCGAGACACACTTCCTAACATATCAGCAACCGCTAATGCATCACTTCTATCCTTTATCACCGGCATGGATTCATGATCACGTACCAGGTACGGATTTTCCGGGTCGTTTGAAGGTGGCGGGGGTGGTTGAGGCCGAGCAGTATCAGACATCGTCAAGACCAGCTAACAATTCTTTCACTTTATCATCCTCTAGAGGATCATCACTAGCGTCGTCTGTAGTATCTGTCTTACCTTTATCGAAGTCCATTGGCACTTCTTCATCCAAATCAGAATCTTTAGACTCTTGCTTCCGGCCATAATCATCTGCCGGGACGACCGTTTCAGTCATCGTTGCTGCTGTTGCCGGGTCGATACAATGATAATGCTCATCTAGCATGATCTTCAAATCTTCATATGACTTGACTCTGAAAGTTTCTTCTAGAGCATGGCCTCCTTCGTAAATTTCCTTGATTCTCTTATCGTCAAGCCCGGGGATCTCACCAGGGAACAAAAACTTACTGGACACATATGTTGGGAAGTCACCTTGCTTCTCGCATCTGATCCGGAACGTGCAGCCATCCTTAGATAGATCAAAAATCTTCTCACCAAATTGATCTGAATCTTCACCATTTATACCCTCCATGATGATCTTATGTAACTGCTTACCGAAACGTAAGATTTTCACTGTATCATTATTCTCTGGATCATCCGGGTCGTTAATAACATACGCATTTACTAACCAGTTCTCTCTACGATAGATCGCTTCGGACTTAGACTTCTCTTCCGGTGTACCACTCCTATAAACTTTCAGTCTATATTCAGCTATCGGGTCTCTGTCACCCCATGTCGTGGGGCTCACTGCTGTTACGTATTGTCCGGTAGAAAAGCTGGTGAAACCATGACTGTAATAATGATGGAATGTTTTACTTGGATCCTCAATATTAGGTAGTAATCGTACCTCATAAGAATTTCCGGGTTTCGTGCGCAGAATGTCTGCTGTCTTATTTGCTGTTCCTTCTTTCGTAAGAGCATCTTTGATACTCGCGAACATGGATTTAGTTAATGTGCTCATAGTTATATTATAGTTTATTTGTTTTTAGATGTCAACTTGTTTTTTTAGTAGTTAGTAGTTTTTTGTAGTCTTGTTCTGTTAGATTGTGTTTCTTCATGAGATATATTTTATAGCACTTGACAGCCTTTAATGTTGAGTAAAAACTCAATGGATATGACATGCCATCGTCATATACTGTGTATGGTGCGTTGAAGTAATCATCAATATTAATATTATCGTATTTTTTCAGCATGTATGCAAGCTTTTTTACGGTTATATATTCTTTTTTGTCTTCAAAGTCTTTCCAGTTCTTGCGGAGCTTGAATGGTTGGCCTATTTTTGATCTAGCGGTTGCCAACCATTTATTATATAGTATCTTTTCGAATTCAGTTACCACTTTAAATCAAGATCTGGATTGGCTATCAGATAATTCCTGATATACTTCGACCTATACAAGTTGGAATCATATTTTAAAAAGCATCTCAATACATCGTAATCAGTCTCTACATCACATAGCACTTTGAATACCTCTCTGAGTTGGCTATCTTTGAGAAGCCATAAAAATATATTAGGTAAGTTCATCTTTTTATTCTTCACAATGCACACATAACTACAGAATCTGAGAAACATGTTTCCATACTCTTTTGCATAGGCTTGATCCGCCGGGTTGGTGCTCGCTATCATTGACTCGATGTGTAGTGTCATTTTATCGGTGAGAGTAATTTTGTTAGTGTGAGCATGCTTTCTGTTATCGAGCCGCCGGCGGAGTACATGTGACCACCACCATCTGCTAAGTTTTTCGCGATCTTACCTAAATCTACTTCCGGACATCGCTCTTTGTTTTTTCTGAAAGAACATCGACCGGTTTTCATATTAAACACAATACACACATCACAGTCGTATTTGTCTATAACGTAGTGAGCTACTTCATTTAAAGATTGGTGAGCAAAGGTTGCAAACAGGTTATAATCCTTACTACCACCCATAACTGGAACACTTCCTTTATAAATCTCTAGTTCAGATATTATTCTCTTAACCTTCTTGTTGTTCATGTGAATCATGTTCATGTGAGACTCATTGAAACCGACGAACCCATCATCAAAATCTCTTTCAAATTGCTTCTCTCGGTTGCCCACGTAATTCCACAACACTATATTTAAATTGTATGAATCTTTTATAACAAGTTCATAGCTATCATAGTCATTGATCATCAATACTAATAATTTTTGCCGCGGCGTCAACTCACGTGTTGGATATTTAGTAGATAAGAGTGTGTAAAGTAGTTTACAGCAGCTAGGATACTCCTGGAGTATTGTGGTTGCGTGCTGATAGTGGTCTTGATTTTGAACATGAGTGTCATGATGGTCTATAATCGTGAAATTATCTTTATCCACCAGTTCTAAACTTTTTTGTGACACATCCAAATCAAATATATATATTTTATCATATTTTGTAGTGTCTCTCTTATTTGCCCAGCTGGTAAACGTCTTCTTAAAGTTAGATTGAGAGCATATAATATGTTCGAGATTCTTGTAGTTAGTGAACCACTTAAACACCATATAGCACCCAATACCATCCAGGTCACAATCAGTAAATATTGCTATTTTTTTCACCTTAACTATTTAATATGTAACATTAGGTTTGCAACTAGGATGAAAGCATGTCTAGTGCACCGATAGTGTCTGTCATGTCAATGTTCTGTAGCTGCTCGCTAGCTTGCTTAAGACTCAACGTCTCATAATCGATCTCCATAGCGACACTGCCATAATTTTCTCCGAAACGGTTTTTCATCACTCCTAGTTTTATTATACCCATCTCGATATCTTCTTCTTCTCGCCAGATGCTAAATATTGCATCTGCTGTCGCGGCCAGACCGTAACTCTCTCCGACTGTGTCTAGACCTGGATTCACTTCACTGTAACCGCTTCTGTTCAGTTGAGTTGCTGTGATAATAGGGCACTCGAAAACGTAACTCAGCGCTCGTAACTCTTCTGTTGCATATTTTATCCGCTCGTATGAATTTGTACCAACATCACTCTTAAGTAGGTTTACATAATCAACCACTATCGCATCTAATTTGATACCCTTATCAGTTAGCTTTTTAATATACCCCTTCAAGTGTCGGCACGTCACTGTACTCGGCGGAAATTCCTTCACTATAACTCTAGATTTAGAATTCGATCGTTTGTATTGCTCAACTGCGTCCTTAATATCATCTGTACGCTTATGTAACTGTCGGATCGGTATCTGTGTCAAGTTTGTAGTGACTCTTTTTGCATAAACAAGTTCACTCATCTCTAGACTAATTAATAATACAGTTTTTCCTTGATTCGCTATATTTTGTGCGATGTTTCCTAAAAATATAGATTTACCAATATTAGTTTCTCCAGCGAATACATAGATAGACCGCCCTTGTTCAAGCACGCCTCCATCTAGCTTTGCATCCAACCATTCCCAACCGGTTGATAGTGTATTATCTTTAGTCTCTAGGTCTTCTATATGTCGATCGATCTCGTTGAAATAATCTAGACCTAGATCTGAAGCTAGGGTTATATTACATGCCTTTTCAAACTTAGACAATATCT